GCTTGCGATGTGGGGTTTAAATAAAAACATATGGGTTTATATAACTGAAAAAAACACAGCAAATAACGCAAGAAGAACGTTAAGCAATATAACACAGGGCTCAGTTAAAAAAACCTCGGAAAGAGGGGTATATGTAGTGAAAACTATACCATATATCGCTAGTAAATAAAGAAAGCAAATAACAAAAAAGGGAGAGACATGAAATTTGACATTGGTGGACATAATTATAGTGTTAACTTAGTAGATAGTAAGACCACATCAGATGGTAAAATGCTTCTAGGTCATCATGATACTAGGACTTGTACTATTAATTTAGATGGTGGAATGTCTAAGAGTAGAACTCAAGAGACTTTCTTACATGAGATAGTACATGTTATACTTACTAACGCTGGTATGCAAGAACATGACGAGATGATGATAGATGCTACAGCTAATGGATTATTACAACTAGGAGTAGGAGACTTTCTATGGAAAAAGTTAAAAAAATAGTGACTATTCTGTACTATTACATTGAATCTAAGGTTATATTGGGTATAATGTACTTATTGGTATCAAAAAAGGAAATAAATTGAAAAGAGCAATAGTAACACCAGACAAACACTTCCCATTTGAAGATAAGCCTGCTATTAAGGTTTTGTGTAAAGCTATTGAGCTTGTAAAGCCAGACATATACATAGACCTTGGAGATACTGGGGAATGGGAATCTGTTTCGCATTGGCAATGGAAAAAGAAAAAGAGACCTCCTCTTGAGTATCAACTTCCTTTTGTGCATAAAGAGATAAAGGCTGTGAATAAAGGGCTAGATACTATTGATAAGTCTTTAGATAAAGCTAAGACAAAAGAAAGGCATTTCATAGAAGGTAACCATGATGATTGGCTAAACCGCTTTGTAGAAGAAAATCCATATCTTAGTGATACAATGACAGTACCAAAAGCACTAAAGTTGAAAGAACGTGGTTATAAGTATCATAAGATAGGTAAGTACCTAAAGATTGGTAAGATTAACTTCTATCATGGTCATCACTTTTCTGGATTGACACATACTAGGAATCACCTGCTTAGGTTAGGTGGTAATGTTATGTATGGTCATCATCATGATATACAGCAATCTTCTGTTACTCACATAGATGGAGTAAAGAGTGCTTGGAGTATTGGCTGTTTAAAGGATATGTCTGATGAGGCTAATGAGTGGTTGGGAAATAGAAAGCACAATTGGCAACATGCTTTTGCTATTGTAGACTTTCATAGTAATGGAAATTTTAATGTAACGGTACATCAGATAGTAGATGGAGTAAGCACAGTAGATGGTAAGGTTCTACGAGCATAGTGGAAACAAGAAAGATAAAAAAGGTAGAGTATCCTTTATTTACAGACGAGCAAGAGTTTAGACGCTATATGCCTAATAAACATCTTACTAGGGATTGGCGTGATAGTGAAGAAGGCGATTGGGTTTTAACAGATGACAAGCAAGTTTGCATGGTTATTAAAAAAGCTGCATTGTCTACTGGTCGTAAAAAACAAATTAAGCAGGACTATATAAGAACTGTAATAGGTTCCTTCCTATGTAAACCCTCTGTTAAGATAGAAGGTGAGATGAGAAAGAATATATACTCGTTTGGTAGTGCTGACAAAACGCCTAGAGAAAGGCAACAAAGTAGAAAGAAGGCAACTACTAAAGAATTTCTATTTGCTAAGTATGTAGCAAAGGGAGATGACATAGTAGATTCCTTTATTAAGGCTTTTCCAACAAATAACAAAGAGTATGCTAAGAAAGAAGCTGGCATGCTTTTAAAAACAGATAGGGTAAAAAGTTTGGTAAGAGAAGAAATAGATAAGCTTATGAATGAAGCAGAGATTACACCTTTGTACATTCTAGAGAAAATGAAAGATATCATTGAGTCGGATGGTTCTAGGGACAGCGATAAAGTTTCTTTACTTAAAGAACTTGTAACTATCGCAGGGATGAAAGATATGGACAAGAAGTCTGAGTCTGTAACTGTATTCCAAGGTTTCTCACCAGAACAACTTAATGCTATAGGTGGCAATAATGTTAAACAGCTTGCAAAAGCTGAAAGAGAAATAGAAAAATGAATCTTTATGAAATAATAATAGAAGTACTTAAGGCAGCTAGAGACAAAGAAGTTTCCCTAGATAATGATTGGGAACGAGAAGACATAGCTACAGAAATATATGACATGTTCTACAGTAGTGAAATGATTAGTAACTACATAAGTTATGGACATATAGAAGACTTTGGTGACTACTGGGAAGATAAACCTTTAAATGATTAATAAACTAGCTGTATATGGAACATTAAGAAATGGTAAAAGAGAAACATGTAAAGTGGATGGTTATAGCCTTGTTTACCCCGGGCATTATAATTACCCTGCTGCTATTATTAATAATAGTTCTAAGGGAATGGTTGTTGAGGTAATAGACGTAGAGCAAGAAGATATAGATAGTTATGATGTATATGAAGGTATAGATACTGGTCTATATGATAGAAGGGTAGTAACTGCTTATGATGGCAAAAAAGAAACTAAGGCTTGGATGTATACAGCTGGGCCATTACTACTACAGCATAAAAGTGTATTTGAACTAGTGCCACAACAGGATTGGTTATCGAAGAAATCAAAGAAAAAAATAATTTCAACATAAACAGAAACAATGTTTCTGAAAAAGAAAAAGTTCTTGAATTAGCTAGGAAAGACATTATAGCTTTTGGTCAGTTGTTTATGCCAGAGGACTTTATGAAGTCTACCCCAGCTCCATACCATTATGAATTAAGTGATTTACTATTAGATGATACGAAGAAACGCAATTGCATTATATTACCTCGTGGTCATAGCAAGTCTACTCTTGCTAAGGCAGCTCTTATGTATAATTTATACTTCAATCCGGAAGGTAAAAGAGAGTTTATAGCTTGGGTAGCTGAAGAGCAATCGCAGGCAATAGACCATATTAAGTATATACAAAATCACATAGAGATGAATCCTGCTCTTAACTACTACTTTGGAGATTTGAGAGGTAGTAAGTGGACAGAGAAAGAGTTTACCACATCAAAAGGTGATAGGATAATTGCAAAAGGAACTTCTCAAAGACTTCGTGGTAGGTCTCAGCTTGGCTTAAGGTATACAAAAATTATACTTGATGACTTTGAGTCTGAGTTAAATACAAAAACTCCAGACAGAAGAAGAGAAATTAAAGAATGGGTTATGTCTACAGTAGAACCAGCTCTAGAAAACTCAGCAGGTAACGAAGGTTCTGTATGGCTTATAGGAACTATAGTCCACTTTGACTCTTTTTTACAGGGTATATATGATGGATATACAGAAGCAACTAGGGATAAGAGAAGATATGCTTGGCATGTAATGTATAAAAAAGCTATGACTATAGAAGGAGAGGTTCTATGGCCTAGCTACTTTACAAAGGCAAAGTTATTAGATATAAGAAGAAGATTTGAAGATGTTGGACTAATACATAAGTTTGCACAAGAGTACCTAAACGAAGCTAGGGACTTGGCAAATGCTAAATTTAAAACAGATAAGCTAAATTATTATAATCATGAGTTTCATAGTAAGGACAATTATGCATATATAGTAGATAAGGATGACGCTATACCTATCCATGTATATCTAGGTGTTGACTTAGCGTATGAAGCAAACAATCACAATGATTATCAAATTATTATGGTAATAGGTATTGATAGCGATAGGAACTTTTATGTTTTAGATTACTTTAGAGAACACATACCTCTATACGACATGCCATTAGAGATATTTAATTATGCAAAAGAATTTTCTCCTGTTAGGCGTGTTAATGTAGAATTGGTTGGGGCACAGGGAATTATTAAAGATGCCGTTAATCAAATGTCTGGCAAAGATAGAAAGGTTGCTCCGGGCATTGCTTTGGGAGTTAGACCTCCTGCTGGTATAAAAAAAGAAGATAGACTTGAGTCTTTGATAGCCCCTATAGTAAATAGAGGTAAATTATTTATAAAACGTAAGCATGTAGAATTGGTAGATGAGATGTTTCAGTTTCCAAAAGGGAAACATGACGATATACTAGATGGACTTTGGTATGCCATTAATAATGCTAGACCACCAAAAAGTAAAAAGTTTGAAGCATCTGAATTTATGAATGAAAATTCTAAAAGAATGAAGAAGACCAAGACGACTAAAGTAATATCTTGGATTACTGGATTAAAAAGATAAAATAGTACTTGTAGAATTAAAAATCTTTTTGTATATTATATGCAGGTTATAAAATAAAGAGGTGTAACTATTTCTAGTATAAGAGAGCTGGAGCAAAACGAAGGTCAACACTCCGAAGTAAATAAACAACTTTGGAGAATGTGGAGAGACGCTAGGTCTGATTGGGATACAGAAGCTAGAGAGTCTATAGACTTCTTTCTTGGTAATCATTATTCACAAGAAGAGTCTGATGCATTAAGAGCGGTTGGTCAAGGCGACTTTGTTATCGACAGAGTATATGCCTCTATAGAAAAATTAAAATCACTACTAACTTCTAGAGCACCTAAGTATAGTGCAGTTGGTAGAGAAGACTCAGACAGTAGAATGGCTAATGTTTGGAGAACATTGCTTGAATATGTTTGGGATATATCAGATGGTGATACACAATTTAAACAAGCCGTGCATGATTATGCAACTGCTGGAATGGGTTACTTTTATGCTTATATAGACCCAGAAGCAGATTTTGGGCGTGGAGAAGTAAAATATACATATATAGACCCATTTAGAGTTTATGTAGACCCTGCTTCTAGAAATCGTTATATGGATGACGCATCTGGTGTTATCTTGTCTACCATCTTAACAGAAGACCAGTTGGTTAACTTATACCCTCAAGTCGAGCCATACCTAGAGGATATAGAGTCTTATTATGAAGAAGAGGATTATCCTACTTCTAATAAACGTAATAGCTCAGTATCTTTTACACCAGACACAACTTACAATCTAGAGTTTCATAGGATTAATAAGTATAGAATACTTGAAAGGTTCTCTAAAGTTAAAGTTCCTTTCTTTAGGGTATTTAATAAACAGGATGGCTCTGAGGTAATACTAGACGAAGAAAAATATACAGCCTTTGTGCAACAAGAACAGGTAGTTCTTCTCATGGAAGCTGGCTTAATTGAAATTATAGAAGTTAAGCAAACAAGAATTAAAATAACAGCTACGGCTGGTGAAATATTATTATATGAGACTATCTTAAATACAGATATTTATCCAATAGTTCCAGTACCTAATATATGGACAGGAACTCCTTATCCTAAATCTGATATATCAAAAATAAAAGATTCTCAAAGACTACTAAACAAACTTTTCTCTCTCACTCTCTCCCACGCACAAGCCTCTGCCGGACTAAAATTATTAGTCCCAGAGGGGAGTGTAGATGATTTGGGGCAGCTGGAACAAGATTGGGCAAACCCCAATGCAGTAATAGCATATAATCCAGAATTTGGAGCACCTCATTTCCCTGCCCCTCAATCATTGTCTAATGAGTTTTATAACTTAATTAGTAGAGTAGAGCATTATATAGATTTAAGTCTAGGTATTCCAGAACTTATGCAAGGCTTTAAAGAAGGAGCACCCGAAACAGTTCGTGGTACTGCTATGCTTGCAGAAATGGGGGAGACTCGTGGTAAATCTAAATTAAGAGATATTGAAGGAAGTTTAAACAGGCTTGGTAAGAGTATATATAACCTAGCTAAGAGTCACTATACTTACGAAAAAACTTTTAGAATTGTACAGCCAAATAATGATATTACTGAATTTACAGTAAATATGTACGATAATAAACAACAAGAAATTAATGCCATAGTAAATGATATCACCATGGGGCATTATGATGTGAGGATTATATCCGGTTCTACATTACCGTCAAATAGGGTTGCAGAGTATCAAATGTACCTAGAGGCGTTTAAAATGAATCTGGTAGATGATGTCGAGGTTTTAAAGAAAACTGAAATCTTTGACAAAGAAGGAGTACTGAAAAGAAAGGGTCAAATGGCTCAACTACAATCAATGAATCAACAATTGCAAGAACAGGTTAAGAAACTTAGTGGAGATTTACAAACATCAGAACGTGAATCAGTCAACTCTAGAAAAAGAGTAGAAACTGAGAAGTTCAAAACCCAACTTCATGAAATTACGAACGATACAAAATTTAAAAATAAAGTACAAGTAGATAATTTAAAAAGAATTGTAGACAATGAACAAGACCTTTCAGTACAAAATTAAAACAGATTATAGTGGGGACTATACCCCGGTTCTGCTTTTAAGACATCTGTAATAGGTGATGCTAATAACAAAAGAAATCGAGGATTAAATGGAAAACGCTATACACGAGGATACTACTGAAATAGCTGGTGTCAAAGGTGAAGTTTTAGAACAAGTTGTTCAACCGGAAGTAGTGGGTGAAGCTCCTGTAGATATGCAGGCTCAAGAAGAACCTAACGTAGATGATTCAAAAAAGTTTCAGTCTATGTACGATAAAAAAGCTGCTGAATATGATAGGTTAAATAACGAAGTTCAAGAATTACGCAAATATGGTCAACTAGGTGAGGTTCTAAATAATAGACCAGACGTAGTTGAAGCTATGAAAAACACTCTAAGCGGTAGTAGTAATAAGCCAAAACAAGAGGAGCAATTGACGGAAGACTCATTTGACCCTTGGGAAGCTTACTACAAACCCGGCTCACCTTCTTATGAGATGAGGGTAGGCCAAGAAAAAGCTCTAGTAAATGATGCCGTTAAACAACAGTTTTCTGGCATGCAAGAGCAAATGGCACTTAATAACTTAAAGCAAGAACTAAACACAAAGTATGGTTTTAATGACCCTAAAATGGCTAATGACTTTATACAATTTGCAACACAACCAAAGGAAGATATACCATTGGATATGTTGGTAGACGTATATAGAAAACATAGAGGTGGAGAACAAAAAGTTTCTCCTAATCTAGAGGCTGTTCAAAAGGCTCAAGGTACTGCTCCTACGGCTGGTGTCGTACAGGGTGGTAGTCCACAAAAACCAAGCGAAATTGCAGATGTCTGGGCTGGAGTTATGGGTGCTACAAATCGTAACAAAATATAAAACTCAAGGAGTCTTAAATGGCAACTAACAACCAAGGGATTGTTAATGTTGGAACTCCGGGAAGTGCAGCTTCTGGCTATCACACTCGGAGACTTTTCAACTTTTCAGACCGTGTGGCTGAGCTAGCTCCAGAGGAATCACCATTCTTCGTGTATCTCTCTAAGGTAGCAAAAGTCCCAACGGATGACCCTCAATTTCGATTTTTAGAAGATAGAACTAAAATTTCTATGACAGATAGAAGTTTCTTATTAGCTGGCAATCATTCAATTCCAGCTGCTGGTTCTACCTTAACATATTCAGTTGACACTTCTGGCGGAGCGTCAGTAGACTGGTTATTAAAAGGTATGGTATTTGCAGTTGGATATGCAGAAAACGGCTCACCAGAAACAATTATTGTTCGTGTTGAGACATCTCCAGTAGATGCTGGTTCTACAAGTACTTTTACTGGTAAAACAATTTCTGCTGTTGATGGTGCAGAAACTGGAGCTGACGATACTAAGTGTCAAGTAATTGGTACTTCATTTGCAGAGGGTTCTGGAGCACCAGATGTATTCTCAGAAGAACTAGAAACTGATGTTGGTTTAACTCAGATTTTTAAAACAGCATGTGAAATGTCTAATACAGCAAGAGCTACAAGGTATCGTGGTTACGCAGATGAGTTCCAAAGAATTTGGAATAATAAACTTCGTGAGCATAAAGTAGATATTGAAAGAGCTATGCTTTTTGGACAGCAAGCAACTGTTGGTGGAATACAATATACGGAAGGTATTTGTGGACATGTTATAAAAAATGGTACTGCTAGTACCGAAGACGCTGCGTTAACTTATAGTGCTGGAGCACCTTACTTTCGTAGCTCAACAGCTAGTGAATTAACATACGACAGAATCTTATCTGATTTTGAAGTTGTATATGACCCTGCTCGTGGAGGAAATGATTCTAAGTTAGCTCTTGCTAGTATGCCAGTACTTACGTTTTTTAATAAACTTGGTGCTGATGCTTTCTTAAATACTACAATGATGAGTGGAACAACTACAGATGTTAATACAGGTGTTTCAAACCTTCGTTATAACTTATCTGAAAAGCAAGGTTCTTATGGGCATAGAATACTTTCTGTTGAAACTATTCATGGTACAATGAACCTAGTTAAAGAACCTCTATTTAGAGGATTCTCTTCTGGCTTCTTAATGATGGTTGACCTAGACCATGTTGCTTACAGACCATTAGTTGGTAATGGAGTTAATCGTGATACTCAAATTATGACTAACGTTCAGTCTGCTGATGAAGACCTTCGTAAAGATATGATTATGACAGAAGCTGGTTTAGAAGTATCTATTCCAGAGACTCATTATCTACTTAACTTAGAAGGAGTATAATCATGGCTAGAGCAAGTTATTTAGAACAAAATAGTGGTGCAACTTTTGGTCACAAGAAAAAAGTAGAAAAGATTACTGCTGCTCGTACATTAACTAATGACGATAGCGGTAAGGTCTTTATGCTTGATTCTGCTGGTGGAGCTTATTCAATAACTCTTCCAACCGCAGCTACTGGTGAAGATGGCGTCTACTACAAATTTATTGTAGAAGAAGAAACTCCAACTGCAGATATTACTATTGCAGCTGGTAGTGCTATCATAAGTTTAGTGGCTTTTGATGGTGGAAATACTGTTGGTAACTCAACTGCAGGAACTCAAGTATCTAATATTCTTGTAGAAGCTGCATCTCAAAAAGGTGATTACTTAGAAATAATGTTCGTTGCTGGCGAATATGTAGCTTCTGGTATGTCATCTATTAACGATGGTTTCACTACATCATAAACTAACTAAATAAAGTTAACAGTAATTAGAACTGTGGGGGTTGTCAATAAAAGATAACCCCCAAATCTAAAGGAGATATATGAATTGTAAACATTGTGAAGCACCAAATACAGAAGGTTGGTTTTATTGTAGAGACTGTGGGAAGAAAGCATCTTCTCGTAAGTTTACTAGTACAATGTTTATGAGGAGTGAAGCTGGGAAGAGAACAGACATGGAATTTTCAACTATATCAATGGATGACCATATAGATAAAATGGCTAAAGATAAAAAAGTTAGACAAGATAAAATATGGAAAGATAGAGTTAAACAAGCGAGTATTGGCTAATGGCAACATTTGAAGAACAAGTAGAAGGGTTAACTAGTTTAGCGATTACTAGCAGTAGTGCCCCTACTCAAAATGAGTTAAGTCAGTTTTTGTCAGATGGGACTATGGAAGTTATAAATGCTATGCCACCAAGCTTAAAAATATTTTGTGCTACTGAGGATACTTTTACAAGTACTGCAGTAGGTAGTGAGTCTGAGACTCTAACTTCTGCTAAGGTTTTATTTGTAACTAGAAGAGATGGGTCAAGCGTTGAGCAACCTTGTAGAAGGGTGTCTGCGTCTTTACGAGGGAGAGTTTCTGATAGTGATGATATGATGGCGGCAACAGTAAGTGACCCTGTATATTATGTTTATGATGGTAAATTAAATGTTTTACCAGCTTCTGGTGCTTGTAAGTATTTAGAAATTACTAGTAAGTCAGTAGCTTTTGGAGACTCTGCAATAGGAAGTTTTCCAGATGAGTATGAATATTTAGTTCCTTTATACGCATCAATTAAGTCATTGCAAAATACTATGGCTAATATGAATACTTTGTCTGCTATTGATACAACTTCTTTAGGTGCGGTTGTAACTGCTATAGGAAAAGTAACCGCTGAAATTGAAGAAGCTAATGTAGAAGTAGATGATGCGGTAGCTGAAATTTTAGAGGGAACTGGATTAGTCGATGTTACTTCTTCTGGTATTAAAACCGCTATAGACGCTATGGCAGTTGCTAATGCAAAATTTAGAGCAGACGGACAAGACCCAGCTTTATTTGGTGACGACTCTGTATACCATACTGGCAACAAATCTTTAGCAAAAGTTAAAACTTATGTAGATAGAGCTATAAGTTATATTGATGGAAACCACCCTAACGCTAATTATGACCTAACTGCTAATCTAGCTGATATTGATGCAGAGCTAACTAACGAAGATACAGAACTTGCAAGTGCTAGGATGCAACAAGCTAGGTCTACAATAGAAGCTGTAAACGCAGATTTAAAAATAGCAGATGTTTATTTTAAAGAATGGAATACGCTTTCTGATACATTAATGAAAGAAGTTAATGCTTTTGCAAGTGAAGCGAGTTCGAGGGCAAATTGGATTTCTGCTAAAGCTCAAACTTGGAATGGAAAGCTGTCTTCTGCTAAAGCTTATATGGAAACAGCAATGGGTTATAACTCACAAGCACAGGGTTATATAGCTGAAACAAATGTTAGAATGGCTAGAGAAGAACAAAGATATAAATGGTATCAAGGTCAACAAGCAAAACTACAATCTGACTATGATAAAGGTATTCAGATTATGAAAGGTTCTTAATGTCTAAAACTTTAGTTACATTAAATACTTCTCCTTCATTTACTGGAGTGTCTTTAAATACTTCACCTTCATCAACGTTAGTCAATTTAAATACCTCTCCGTCTTCAACTATTGTTGCTTTAAATACGTCTCCAAGCTTTAGTTTAGTATCTTTGCCGTCTTCTATCACTTGGTTAGTAAAAGGATTTTGGAGTGGCTATAATGTTAAAACTTGGGAAAACACAAACTTTACATGGAATGAGGCAGAATAATGGCAGTACATAGTTTAACAGTAAAGAAGATTATATCAAGAATACGTCAGTCTTTTCCAGACGCACCAGAAAATTATATTATGAATTTAATTAACGAAGCGTTAGTTGAGCTTGGAAAATATTCTACTAAGGTAGAGTATGCTAAAACAAATTCTGTTGCAGACCAACAATGGTATACTTTAAGCGATGCTAGTTCTGGCGTAGAAATTAATAAAGTTTTTAGATGTGATTTCATGGATTCTAGTGGAGAGTATGTAAAGATACCTAGATTGCTAGATGGTGAGATATTAACAATGGACATAGATTAATGGCTAGTACATATACATATCCAGAAAATTATATAGCTTGGTTTATTAAAGGAAACCATTTAGCTATTGTTACTACAAAAGGCAAGACAGATGGTACGACTCATTCTCAATTAGGTCAATACAAGCCAATTGATGAAGCAGTTACTAATGGCCTTTTAATTCATTACTATGGAGAACCTAATGCAGTTAGTGCAATTACAGATACTCCAGACGTAGATAATGTATTTCATAGTTCAATTATAGATTATGTTAAATCAAGACTCTACCAAGATAGAGCTGGTTTAGCAACAGATGGCAATATAGCTGGTGTTAGTTTAAATCTTTCACAAGTGCATGAAAGAAAGTGGATAGAAGCCACTAAAAAACACGGAGCTAATAAAAGAGATAAAACTGGTGGCACTAGAATGATAAGGCTACCAGACTTTACATAATACCAATATGCCCATGAGAATTGTCAAGCTCGGTAAGGCATACAAAGGAGAAACAAGATGGCAACAAGTAGTTCAAAATATACAGTAGTAGAATCATTAAACCAAATGATTTACGAAGACGCACTTGCAGTTACTGCAGTTCATGGTGGTAGTGACCACGCAGTAGGAGCACATACAGCATTGTATGTAGGCGTAGGTGGTAACGTAGTTGTAACCATGCAATCTGGAAATAATATAACATTTACAAATTTAGCAAGCGGTCAAATCCTTCCAATTAAATTTCAAACAGTAGTAGCTGAAAATACAACAGCTACAAATATGGTTGCTTTAAGATAATGTTAGGTGCATTAAGGTTAGCAGCTACTACAGTTATGCAAGCTATATATGATATAGGTTGGAGTGGAGCTGAAGCATCTCATTTAAAATGGGAACATCAAACCCAGAAGTGGGAAGATTTAG